TGTCACAGGCTGAAATTGATCTCCTACTAACTGAATAATAATCCAATCACCATCGTGTGTTTCACACAGGGCGGTACAACTTTCGACCCAGTCACCGGTATTACTGTACCAAATATCATCTATTAGTTTTATTTCAGGATTATGGACATGGCCTGCAATAACACCATCAAATCCTCGTTTTTTGGAATAGTCTGCTATTGTTCGTTCAAACTTGAACATAAAATCTATGGCTTTTTTGACCTTATGCTTAAGAAACTTGCTAAGGCTCCAGTAGCCAAACCCAAGACGATGTCTGATCCAATTAAAACGACTATTAACTCCTAAAACAAAATCATATGCTTTATCTCCGAGAAAACTTAGCCAAGGTGCTAATCTAGTTATACCATCAAAAAGATCGCCGTGTGTGACAAGATAGTGTTTACCGTCTACACCGATATGTTCTATTTGATTGCAGATTTCTACCTGTCCAAATGATACACCGTATGGTATCATAGGACGTAAAAATTCATCGTGATTTCCAGCTACATATACAACTCTAGTACCACGTTTAGCGTGACCTAGTACACGTCTGACCACATTGGTGTGGCTTTGTTTCCATCTTAGTTTATTTTGTTGTATTTTCCACGCATCTATGATATCTCCTACAAGATATAGCGTTTCACAGGAATTGTGTTTAAGAAAATTATTGAGTTCTTCGGCTTTACAATCTTTTGTGCCTAGGTGGACATCGCTGATAAAAATTGAGCGGTAAGTCTTCATATAACTATATTTACCGCTCAATATATTACAATTATGTTACAACTGTTCTTCGTCTTTATTTTTCTTTTGTGATATAACCTCTTCTAGCACTAGATATATTATCACAAGAATTAATCCTATTCCTATAATTGGTCCTATCATAATTAACTCCTTAATTACCTAACTGCTTCCGTATGTTTGTGTTTAAAACTTTTCTTAAGAAGTTTAAACCAGAACTTTTTTGCCTTAGCAAGTTTATGTTGCATCTCTGCCTTGTTAAGTTTTAAAATTAATTTTTTCACTTTCATGGTATTACCCTCCTGGAAAGTATTTATATTATTGCTGTGCACGTTCTTGAAGGTATGTTTCGTTGTGAATCCATTTATTGTTTACCAAAAATCCCCATTCACGTTTATGAGGACCTGGCATAAACAATGTATAACAGGTTACGTTTGGATCTAATTCAATACGATGGTAACTTGTAGCACCACAGGTCCTAAAACTACCTGCACCTCTCCATTTAGCAACTTCACAGGTCATTTTACCATCTGCATTAAATTGCGGAATCCATTCGTAATATCCGCCTTTTAGAATAAGAGTAGCGTATGGCCAAGGATGATCGTGAACATCATCAGGATCTGATTTTAAAAATTTATGGATGAACACATTGAATGGAAACCATTTACGATCTTTTAGGAAAATATAGTAACGTTCCAAATATGGTTCGTTATTTTGACGATCCATTACAACACGTTTTCTGCCCCAACGTTCTAGCAGATTTAAAAATTTTTCAAACATAATATAACTCCGGATATTTGTAATAGTACAATTATACAAGAATATTTGTATGTTGTCAAATGATTTCAAAAAGAAACCCGCCGAAGCGGGTTCTGCTATTTTTGGTTACAAGGCATAACTGCCTCGCTATTAGGCGTTTGAGGCCAATAGGAATGTATCGTCGTTTGCGATTACTTTATTTTCTTCTTTTTACATCGTTGCTGATGTGTTGCCGTCTCTACTATCTAGCCCAATCGATTACCAGAGCAGGCCCACCGAAATACACTATGGTTTATTAAGTATGCGGGCTATGCCTAACGCAGTGACTGGGATACCAAACCCGATCTTGTTATAGATTCTAATATACTTTGGTGGACCTGGCCGGATTTGAACCGGCGTCTTGAACTCCTTCGCTTTGAAGGGATTACAACAATTCTTTTAATGTCGATGTACAATTAATTCTTGTACATCAGCACCGTAAACACTTTCAACATCGCTGTTATCTAAAATGGTTTTTGTCAACGTTTTAGCAATTGATTCGGCATCTTTTGAATCTTTAGCATCAACCTCTATACATAACATAATATTGAATTTTTTCATCTGTAATTATTATACCAATCCCATAGCCAACATCCAAATATAATGAGGACTATAAGAAAACCTAAAATAACATCATCAATCATATTAGTTTGGCACCGCTACAACTTGCTTAACGCCAGTTTGCGGATTTACCATCTCTTGCCAATGATAACCTACAGGTGGTGCTTGTACAACGGTTTGTGGTTGTTGTACAATGACTGGTTGTTGCTCAACAACCACTGTATTTGGTTGAGCTAGTTCATATCCCACTACACCTCCAATGAGTGCAGGAGCTACCCAACATCCGCCGCATCCATAGCCACCGTGGTAATAACCACCGTGCCAACCAAATGCACGATATGGACCGTGTGCTTGTGCTGAACCAACAAACGCTAGTGCTAACAAACTTGCTAGAATAATCTTTTTCATATTAGTCTCCTTATTGGGCAAATTGTTGAGTAAACAATTGTCCACGATAGTTAAAGGTCACTGTAGACCCTTGTTGAACAGTCACTGGAACATATGCACATACCTGACGTACTTCTGATCTAGCACTGTCTTTACCAACATCATTGCCAATGGCACCACCAACCAACGCACCGACAACACCTCCGACTAACCTGTCTTTACTGTTGCCGCCAATTGTGCTACCAATTGCGCCTCCGGCCAATGCACCAATTGTGGCATCGCCTCGGCTATTATCACGGGATACTTCACGCATTTCACATTGACGTTGTTGTACTGTAACATAGCGTGGTTGAACACTAACTACTGTAGCAACTTCTTGTGCTATTGCTAGACTGCCGACTGTTAACAAAATTAATGACAGAAATTTTTTCATAATATATCCTAAATTTTTTATCGGACTCCGTAGGGCGTGTGGGTCCTCCGACTAGACTGATAGGTTTCTCACCTAACTGCTATCTGCTATGCAGAATATGCCCCTATCAGATCATATATTTATTATATGAGAATCTCATAATAGTGTCAACCAGTGGTTATTTTGGAACTACCATCGTTAACAGTTTGACCTCTTGATGTAACCGATCCTGCAACTGCAATTAATTTGCCATTGGCATACACTTTTGGAGAAGGAGAACTAACAATAACAGCACCTGATGCTGTTTTGGACCCAACTTTGGCTATTTGGTGATTTTCCAAAAATACAGTTTGTTCTGGGTCAGACACAATAAGATCAATGCCGGCTGTGTCAACACCTACTCGAGCAACCCTTGGCATTATACTTTAGCCTTTATATCTTCAATGGCTTTTGAAGGGCTATCTAACCCTAGCACATCACCAAGTAACCAACCTTTGGCATCTTTGAAATATTGTTCGGTTGTTTGATAGACTGCGGAACTAGCAATCCAATCTTCAATATTGTTTACAGAATCACTGATTTTTTTAGAAATTATATTTTGTGCCTGTGTTTCTGTATGAATAATAAATCCATCAGTTACTTCTTGTTTTATCTGAGATTTAACATCACTAGTATCAGATTCTACTTGCGTTAGAACTTCTTGTTGTCCATTTGCTGATAATGATCGCTTTGTTAATGCGATATCAAAATTATTTTTCTTAATCTGACTAGCTGCCGCAGCCTGTTGAGTCGAAATAGCATCTGTCACCGCCGTTGACACACCACCGATTGCTGAATTAAGATTAGAAGTTGCTCCAGCTATTTTAGTTACATTATCTGCCGCACGACTTGTACTATTTTGCAATGCTTCTAATGTTATCTGCATTAGTTTTAATTGCCCAATCAACAATGCATTTTGCGCTATCATAGTTGAACTAACTCCTTCAATTGCCGTAGCAATAGCTGTAAGTTCAACTGTGTTATCTATAGCTGTAAAGGCTCCGGCACCACCGGTTGCCCCCATTGGTGTAGTAATTGGCGTTCCCATATTGTTCTCCTAATATATTATTTAACGAAGAGCAATACCAGTTGTTCCTTGAGTATACTGATCCGCGGCGTCTTTTTTACTAATCACCATTGCTAGGATGTGTTCTTTCTTTAATGTAACATTATCATCATTGCCCAACAACATCCAAGGCATCATTCCTAATCCGCCTTGCGCCATTGTAAGTGCTAGTGGACGGTTAACTTTAACATCCATCAAATTATCTTCATCTAAACGAGCAATTAATTCATCGCCGTTAACTAGTTTGATACTTACTACATCTCCAGAAGAGATACCTTTATTGATTAACATATTTTTCCTTTATTTTGGTTCTTCTTTTACTGGCAAAGAACATAATGCTTCTAGTGTTTTGTAGTGTTCGTAGGCTTTTTTAAGTGCTTCGAAATGCTCTAATTTTTCAAGATCTGGTTGTAGTATAGCAAGTCTATCCTCAATGGATTCTAATAATTTAACTAGACTGCGGCCTTTCCATTTAATATCACCATCAAAGTTTGCATCACCGTGTACTTCAAGGGTTGAGCTAGCCGGAGAAGTTGAATAACTAGTACCGTTAAGTCCGTTATTAATTGAGGAAGACCAATAAGGTGATCCTGTTCCTACTATATAGCCTGCTTGATAACCTATAGCGGTATTATTACATCCAGGTGTGCCCATTGTACTAATAGAAATATTATTCATTATAGATGATAGATCAATTGTAATAGATTCCGACTCTGAGGTTATACTAATGTCATCAGTTATTTCACCAATTTCTTGAGCAATTACACCGTCGCTGGTCCATTCAAATTCAGCAGGATTTATTTTATCTAACGCCTTTTTGAGTTGATCAAATTTATCATCATCATCCATTTAGATGTTCCCTGAGTTCAGTGAATCCTCCGATTAAGTTTCCATCTAGAAAAATTTGAGGAACGGTGCGAGCTGTCGGTACTGCTTCTAATAGTTCTTCTTTTGTGTAACCATCACCAATTTTCTTTTCTTCATAAGGAATTCCCTTATTGTCTAATAATGCTTTTGCTTGTTCACAAAATGTACAATTATACTTACTCCATACTACTGCTTTCATTGTATTCTCCTTATGCGTTAGTTGTATCATATGTCTGGGCAAAGATGTCTTTTTTCACTACACCATAATCATTAGGACCGTGCCGTACAATATAATCTTCACCTGTATTATAGTTTAGCTTTTCACCCCAACTGGTGTCAACACTTCCTGAACAATCAGCAAGTTTAGCCATCTTGATTATTTTTTTAGGTGTGCACACACCATTGCCTAAATCATCTTTGAGCTCTTTAAATCTTTCTGGACTAATTGGATATTGTTCACCTTTTGGACCTGTCATAATATAATAACCTGCTGGATAATTGACTGGACCTTCTAATGTTTCAATAGTACCCGGCTCGTTGGCTATTTCATATTTTTCTTTAGCAGGTTTTTTGTAGGTTTCAAATCCGCCATTTTTAAACCAATCATCATTGATTTTGTTTTCAGATTCTACAACCATATCGATATATTCTCGTAATGTTTTCATAATCATAATTCTGGTAATTCACTGTATTCCATTTTATCACTCATCACACCGATAACATAGTTTGTACTTTCGTTTTCTTGTAATGCTGTTTGTTTCTTATTAATATTAACGTGCTTGTTAAACCAAGGAATAGGACTTTGTCTAGGATGTTCTTCCCTGTACTTAATTCCAATTTCTTTGAGTCTTGTAAATGCTGTATAATCTACAAAATCTCTTAGGATGGTAGCATTAAGTCCGATTACAGGACCTTTGGTAAACAAATAATCTGCCCAAGATTTTTCTTCTTCTATAACTTCTGCGTATAAAGAGTATACTGCTTCTGTACACTCACTGTCGAGTTTTTCAAAATCAGGGTCGTCTTTGACAACTTGGTTGATTAGCCAGGCTGTCCACTCAGCGTGTAATAGTTCATCTTGTAAAATTAAACTAATGATATTACCATTACCGATATAGATTTTATTTTCAACCATTGCTAGGCTTGTAGCAAAGCTAACCATAAAACGCAAAGCCTCAAGAGCATAACTTGCGTGTAGTGCCATCCATATTGCTCGCTTATGTTCGTATGGATCAATTTGTTCGCCCACTTCCTTGCGAGAATTAAGAATGTGTAAATCTTCATAATACCTGCCAATACTGGCCGCCATATCTATAATTTCTTTGGTATCGTGAATTGATTCAAATACTTCTTTGGGTACTCCATAGACATTACGAATAATGTGACTATAACTCTTAGAATGAATATTGGTTTCAAAGAAACTCCAATTACTGATCAATGCTTCTAGTTCTGGAATACTAACAACAGGTCCAAACACCTGATTTGGTGCACGACCTTGAATACTATCCAATGCAGTTTGTCTTAGAAGGTTACTGGTAAAGATATGTTTAACAGCGTCACTGGCTTCTTTATGATCCATCTTGTCTTTGGTAAGACTAATTTCTTCAGGAACCCAAAAGAATCCTCTAGCCAATTCTTCAAACTTGGCTATTTTAGGATAGCGAAATTCTTCAAATCTTTGTACCGTAACTGTGCCATCTAAAAACATTTTTCTTTTTAGATAATTTGTCTGTGTCGTTAAATCGTATTGTTCTTTGCTCATTTTATTTTTAATATTATTTTATGGTCTTCGGTAACCAACGTATCCACAGCCTTTAATTCTCCGTTGACTTCTACATAAACAGGAACTACTGGCCATTCTTTTTTAACAAATCCGCCACTTGGATTGATAATCAATGATCGCCACGCATCTATAATTTTAGTATGTAGATCATAGGCGTCAATCATAGCTTGCAGGCCTCGCAGTCATCATCTGTGTATATTGTAACAGGTTCGAGATCTAATCTACTAGAAGTTTGAGTATTCAAAACATTCTTAGATCCGACTTTATCGATCAAACTATAATAAACTGTTTTCAATCCCCACTTGTATGCCAACATCAAATTCTTGGCAATCAATGTTCCTGGAACTTTACCGTCCTCAAAATGTTTTGGAGAATAAAATGTATTAGTACTAAGACTTTGATCAATGTATGCGGCAAGCACACAGGCAGTTTTTAAATATCCAACACAGTCTGTTTGATCCCACATTAATTGATAACGGTTCTTTAGACGTTTGTATTCTGGTACTACCTGTACAAAACTTCCAGCCTTGGATTCTTTTACACTAATCATTTCCATTGGCATTTCAATACCATTGGTGGAGTTTAACACAACTGAACTAGACTCAACTGGTGCCACTGCCATTAATGTAGCGTTGCGAATACCGTATTGTTTCATACGTTCACGCAATGGTTCCCAATCTAAGCTAGGTGTAAAGTCTGTTAAATCATTAACACCTTCGGCTCTACGTTCCCAAGGAAATACTCCCTTACCGTAGTAAGTATATTCACTACGTGTGCAAGGCCCACGTTCTTGGGCAAGCTCTACACTTGCTTCAGTAAGGTAGTATGCCTGATGTTCCATCCAACGTTTGACTTCGGCAAGAGAATCTGCATCACCGTATCTATAACTACGACGAGCGTGCCAATAAGCTAGGTTGGTAATACCTACACCTAATGGTTCAAACTCTTGGTTTGCTAATCGACTTTGTACACTCAAGAAGTCTTGATAGTTTAGTAGATTAGACAAGGATCGTACAAGTACACGACAAGCCTTTCTCATTTCCTGAGGATTACGGAAGGCGCCCCAGTTTATTGACCCAAGAGTGCAAAGAGCAATTCGTCCCTCTGGATCTTCAATTCTCTGGAAAGGGCGGGTGGGTAAAAGTATCTCTTGGCATAGATTTGATTGATATATTGGATCTGTTGTTGTATCAAACGGACCTTGATTGATGACGTTGTCGATATTGACAAGATATATGCGCCCCGTATCAGTCCTCTCTTTAAGGATTCCATTTTTAAATATCTCATCTGCTGATAAGACTTTCTTTTTAATTGTCGGATGCTTCTCATAGTTCAAATACAATTGTTCAAATTCTTCGCTATCTCTGTAATATGCTTCGTATAGGTCTGGAACTTCTGCTGGATCAAACAATGTAATATTACCGTTATTTCTGTAACGATTCCAAAACATCTTGTTTACTACTACAGAGTAATCCATTTGGCGTACACGAGTTTCTTCTGTACCTTGATTATTTTTAAGAATAATGAGATCTTCAAATTGATAATGCCAAATAGGAAATGTAACTGTACAACTTGCGTTACGGATTCCACCTTGTGAGCAAGATCTTAAATCAGCAAACCATTTCTTTAAAAAGGGTATCATACCCGTATGTTTGATTTCACCGTTGCGAATTGGGGCACCTAAGGGGCGGATTCGACCTATTTCGAGACCAATTCCTGCTCGTTTTGACGCATATTTGGCCATCATTTCGCCTGCGGCAAAAATACTATCCAATGTGTCATCGCTGGTAATAAGAACACAACTACTGAATTGTTTGGTAGTGGTACCGAGACCTGCAAGCACAGGAGTAGCAAGGGTAAAATGTCCATTTGATGCACATTCATAATACTCTTTGACTAATTTTAATCTGTTCTCTTTGGGTTCATTGTGAAATGCTGTTGCAGAGGCAATAGCATATCTTACCTGAGGTGTTTCATAAATTTTGTTAGTGGCTCGATTTTGTACAAGATATTTTTCACATAACTGTGCTATTGCGGCATATGTGTAGTCTTCGTCTTTGTTGTGATCGATAAACAGATCAATGATGTTCCATTCGTCTTCAGTATACCAATCTAACAACTCAGGAGTGTACATTCCTAATTCAACATTCTTTTTAACAATTTCAAATAGTCTAGGAGGATCATAAGAACCATACACTTCTTTTCTTAGCATACTGACACGTTGGCGCCCTGCAACTATTTGATAGTTAACATTGTTGATCTCTGGATTTTCTGTTTCATCTATTAAATTCACCATCGCTTTGAGTAATAACTCGTCGATAGTTTCTGTGCTCATTCCGTCGTGGATTTCAATCTGTGCCTTGATTTCAATCATACTAGGACTTACTCCGTCGATACCCCTACAGGCATTTGCTACCTGTCTCTGTATTTTAGAGATATCGAGAGGAACACGCTCCCCATTGCGTTTGACCACTGTGATCATATTATTATTTTTTACCTTCTTAAATGTGCGAGAAAGATATTTACCGATGACCAGTTAGTTCAATAAGATTTTCGATGGAAAACGAATCTGGTATATCTTTTGCACTAGTTGGGCCATTATCACTGTAGTTAATGACCCACTCATTATTAACATATACTATATTATAGTATGCTGTTCGTTTTTTGTCAACTAAAGTTTTAATTTCAATTAAATCATTTTGAAATCGGTTGGTTAACTTCAATGTCCATCCAATCATTAATGCTTTGGTGAAATCATCATATTTGTTGTCTACAATAATTTCCCAAGGGCTCGGCCAACTTCGTTGATGAAATGGATCTATTTTATTATTATAAGGAATAAAAGGAGTGTTTTTCCAAAACTCCCAAGTATCCTTAAGAGGGTTCTCTGATTTTTCTAACTGGGCCCTGAGCTCAGCCCAAGATGATAATCTATCATCTATGTTTTTATTAAACATTCTTTACAGTAATATATTTTTTTGATATTCAAATGACAACTGATTTCCGTATTGTGTGTTGTCACATACAAGCATAACATATCCCTGGGATACTTTGCTACTATCTATATAGAATGTTGGATCAGATCCAGTAAAATTATTATCATAATTGTAGTCATAATAATCACTAACTGACCCAGAATTGTCTGCTCCCACAATATTAAGAATCAATGTTCCTTTTCTTGAATAATGAGTATCATTCATTCTATAAGTTATATTGATCATTTGATCTTTACCAACTATGGCAATATTAGTCAATATTGTTATAGTATTGCCTAATATAGTTGCAGTAGTAGTAGCATTGTTGTTAACTGTAGAATTTCCTAAAACTAACGGATTAAAATAAAATGTAGAATTTATTAATGTACCTGTATTGGCAAATTCATCACGACTAAAATAATTATCATTAAGTTGGCAACCATCTGAATACGTTGTTATTACAGCAGTAGTGGCTGTAGTGGTTGCATTGTCATTAAAATAAGAACCATTAGCAACTTGATTGAACACATTATTTTCTATAATGTGATTAACTCTGTTTGAACTAGTACCTACAAAAATTCCTTCTTTGGTAATTCCATAAAAATCATTTCTGCTTATTAAAAAGTTTTTAGGAGAAAAGTTTGCCAATTGTGAATCTGCACTTATGTTAATACCTTGATTTAAATTTTTAAATATATTGTTTATAATTTCTGTGTTAATTACGGTACCTGTACTGTTAACACCTAACCCAATACTTTCAAATTTACAATTTTCAATAGAAATATTTCTAGCCTGCTCAATTCCGCCTATACGTGCACCTCTGATTGAAAGAGCTGTTCCGTTGCTGGCAATTGATGAGAAACCTTCGATGGTAAATTTTACATCTTTGATAACAGCATTGTTTACATTATCTAATGATACCAATGATACAGTTGATGATGTTAATGTAAGTGTATTTGCATACTCAACTGTCATACCCTGTAATGAAACATATTTTGATTCATTACCGGCAGTATTCATTCCGTTGTTCCAACCCTGTGATGTAGGGAATGAACCGTCTACAGTATTAAACATATTAGTTGTTGTAGACACAGATATAAGTGTAGTTAAATCAATACCCTCTCCTACTAATGATGCATATGGTGGTAAAGATACAGTTCCAGAAACAACATATGTTCCAGCAGGAATTACTAACTTACGTTTAGAATCAGTGACTGTTTGATCGTGATATAAATCTTTTACTGCATTATTCAATATTGCTGTAATATCTGTTCCGGTATTACCAGGAACTAAACCAAAATCTGTAAGACTTACATAATCATCAAGTTTACCTTGAACTGTGTAAGAAACTGTATGTGGTAATGTAGTTTGACGATATTGATAGGCAGAATTAACTGTACCTGTATTTTGAGAAGCTATCTTAAAATAGTTAAGATCTGTTTCTGTAAGGATACGGCTGTTATCATCAGTATTTGCACCTTCGACAATGCGCTTACCTATATACAAGTGTTCAGTATCTTCTGCCCACCCGAATTCTCCTGGGTCTAATTGTGGTATACCTGTCTGGAGTTCTTGTCCTCTTCGGACCTGAATTTTTGCTATCTCAATTACAGCCATTGGAAATATCCTCTTTATAGGATATTTATCTTTACTGTGTGAGCAACTGCTTGTACCCTTGTAGGCCTGTTGTATAGTATTCTTCTACTTTTTTCAACCACTGCTCTTGCCAATGGTCAAAGTCAGCAGGCCATAGATCAAACTGTTGATATTGTAGATCTCGACTACACATAAACACGTGACCTTCTCGAATATCGGTGCCATACACTTCATTATGTGCTAATATATAAGCCACTAACTGAATTTTATAATCGTCAACCCATTCTTCTTTTTTAGGTTTATTTGTTTGTTTATAATCACAAACACTTGGATTGCCTTTGTAAACCGCAACTAAATCTGTGGTACCAGAGTATAGTCCAGGAAAGTATAAACTTTGTTCCATTGCCCACACTTCATCGACATCTTTTAATCCATTTTCAATAATAACACTAGCCATTGCATTGGCCTGTACGTGAACTGGATTATTACCAGGTTGACGTTGTTCACCAACTAAGAACCGTTCAAGATTAGAGTGCATAGCTGTACCTACACCTGCGGCTTCTGTGGTAATTTGCTGTGCTTTTTCCGCACCAACACGTTTCTTCCATTCGTTGAGTGCTGTCATATCTTTGGTAGCACTGAGAATGGTTGTTACACTAGGAAGGCGCTCACCATCAGGTGTTTGATAAACACGTTTGCGTGTTATTGGATCATTGATTTGTTGGCAATTTTTGTATTGGAAACGCTCTACAAAGGGAGGTGGGGTATAGGTTATAGTCATAAACTTAATTATAACAACTTAACCTACAAAGGTCAAATTTTAGGAGAAAGATTTTTAGCGTTAGCAGAAGCCATTTTATCTACACTAGGCCCTGTTGCTTTTTTTGGAGCTACTTGCTGTTCGGGTTTTTTGTTATTGGTGTTAAGGATCAATGTTCCTTTACCGTCATCACTTACATCAAATACATCACCTTGTGGATCAACTGCATTTTTAAGTGCTATTAATCCGTCAGGAGTTGAAATACCCAAAGCAAACGGTTTTAAAATATTCATTACCGTTGGGAAGGGCAAACTTGAGGAAGCGTTGTCTTTGTTAGCAAGACCTTGTAAGACAGCCAGGACATCTCTTACACTGCCCTGGTCTACTTCATATAATTTCATTTTGCTAGTTTTGAAAGAATACTGTGTTGTTCAGCAAGTCGACGAACACGACGTTGCTCACGGCTTTCGCGCATTTCACGTCCTGTTGTACCTGCACCTGCGGCAGCATCTGCGGCACCAAACTCGTCGCCAACTTCTGGATTCATTTCATCAGGAGCGGCAGTATGCATTCCTGGTTCCATTCCCATAGGTGCTTCAGGAGCGGCTTCACCTGCTAATACAGCAACTGCATTGCTGATTGCTTCACGTTGTTGTGTTAACACATCCAATGTAGATGCCAATGATGGACCAACTGCTTGTTTGAATTGTTCTGCTTCTGCGGCACCAAAGTCAGCTTTGATAGCATCAGCTAATTCGATCATTGTTTTAGTTTGATATTGTCCTACACGTTGCATCCAGCTTGTGAAATCATTGACGATATCACCTGCGGCTGTAATTGCTTTTGCTTTACCTTCTTCGTCTTCTTGTAACAAAAAGTTGATACTTTCATTTACAAAACGAACATTATGACGAAAATTTTCAATGCTTTCTTTGGCACGTAGTTTTGCTAGAACAGCTCCTGCTACACGCTCACCAGCGGCTTTACTACCATAACGCTTTCCAGCTGTCTTGGCGATCTTTTCAAAACCTTTACCTGGCTTACCAATATCTTTACCAGCACGAGCCTTCTTGGCAGAATAGTCACCAGTGCTTTCCCACATACCCATACACTCGTCGCAACCTTTAGTCATCTTAGTGTGACCATTAGCGCAAGATTTGCTTTCCTTGACTTTCTTTTCTTTTGGTTTATCTTCTGTACCGTTATCAAATGTCTTAGCTTTACGAGTATATACAGTACCTGTACCTGTTTCTTTCTTATCAAATTTGCCTGTACCGGTTTTCTCAGCGTGTGCTTTTTTAGCATCATCTACTGTTGGAAAACCTTCTTTCATTCCGTGTACTGGGCAACTATCTTCACCTTTGGTGGCACAACAACATTTTTTCTTCATTGCCTCTTGGAATGTCTTTCCAGACTTAGCATCTCTGGCTGCTTTTTTCATTGGCTCAGTCTTGTTACCATCTTTGTCAAGATCTAAAAAGTCTGGCTTAGAGCCTTTGGCTTTAGCTGTATGCTTAGGTGCACGGACACCTTTCTTGGCCTCACTTAGTTCAACCATTTTGTCTTTTAATTTTTTAATGTCTTCGCCTAGCATTTCTTTAATCCTTGTGTTGAGCAATTGTAGCATTGCTTGGTCTTTTTGGTACGTTTCGTTTGTTAAAAGATCATTCATCTTAGATGATCCTTCTTGTTGGAAAATACGTGTACGTAGTTTATTTCTAAAGTCTTCCAACTGCTCTCGGTTATATTTATCGAGATTAACTTTACCACCGAACTGCTTTTCTAAATTCTCAGCAATAGTACGGCTTGTTAATTCCTTGTTAAAATCTGTTGTTTTCATATCGAGGTCCAAAAATAGATAATGTATTTATAATATTTTTTTAAGTTTATCAAATCGTTTCATTATGTCTTGTTTGTACAATTCTTTTTTAGCACGATTTAGCACTCGTTTTGACAGCATAATATCAAAATAATCTAGGCTCTTTTTTGCACTACGTTCTACGGCTCGCTGATGTAACTGTTCTTCAAATAATGCAAATCCATAATATCTATCTGTTTGCACAAGGTCTTTATCTAAGTATTTTCCTAATGCTAATCCATTGGCTAATACTGCCGCTGTATGAGGAAGATTTAATTGATCAACAATAATCTCACCGCTGTGATCTACTATAATATAAAAATTACTGTTTGTTTTTTTAATAGTGTATCTGCCTACACTTATTGAACCGTTTTTATTTTTAACGGGTATTACAAGTCCTTTGCTATAAAGATCCTTGCGGACTTGGACTGTGAGTTTTTCTATTTTGCTGTAAAGGTCTTCAGTGATTTCTTTCATCTATATTCTTAACTAATGTTTGGTTATCTTTACTTATAGAATATATACCTTTGCGCACCAAATTCTGAGCCAACCATTGATTATGCTCGTCGAGTGCTGTTAATCTCACAGAAGATGAATGTCTATCAACAAACTGCTTTTCTTCGTTGGTTAATGCTACACTAATACCTGATAATAACTGTGCAATTTTCATTTTGGTTGCGTTGCTGTTTGTCCAGCAGTTTGCTGAGCTTGTTGCTGTGTAATTTGGTTTTGTACCCCTAACCCTAATGCTTGTTTAAGAGAGTTAGCAGTTTGAGGATTTTTCAAAGCATCTGCTATTGCAGGTAACATACTTTGTAGACTTTTAACTGACATAGGATCTATTGTTTGTCCAGGTGCCTGTGTTGCTATAGTCTGTGATAGTTTATCAACATTTATATTTCCGCCACCGGCTTTTTGTAATACTGATTTTATATTGGTGATATTATTTTTAAGTTGTGCGTTTTGTTTAGCCATATCTTGGCTAGATACATTAGTAGGAGTATTTTGAGGTGCAGGAGTATTACCAGTTTTTAGCACACCATCTGTTCCTGATGTCATAGAACTAGGCCCAACGGTACCAATTGCTTCAACTAATTCTGAAATTCTCATAATTTAATGTGCTTTTGTTAATAAAACTACAAGTACACTAAGAACACCAGCAACAACTGTGCCTGCTGTACCTACAATGACTTTGATCATACTATTATGACTGTCTTCTATGGTTTTTTGTAATTCGCCGACTTTGCCTTCAATGCTGGTTAATCTTTTATCAAGACTATCATAACGTTGTGCACATAAGTCGACGTGAACTTCTAAGTTTGTTTTTTCAATATCTATCGGTCCGTTGGACATTTATTATCTCCAGTAAAAAATACAGTAGCGATGCCTTAGATTGTGCCTGGAAGAACCTTGATGATTGTGTTTTTAGTTTTACTATCTTTGAGATCAAAAATAGACTTGCTGATATTTATCGTTTCTGTAAGGTTTTTAATCACAGGAACCTCGTGTAAGTCTTCAATCAAAAAACCAACGTCATTGCCTTCATTGTCTACATAAACACCGTGCCTGTCTGGACTAAAATTAAATGTCCACACAGTTTGTTTACCTTTGTAACTACTTCCAAAACCTAGTCCTTTTATATCTACGACATTTACTGAAGGACCTTGATCGTAATAAACTACAGATCTTAATTCAATACACTGAGTCAATGTAATAAAATTTTTATTTTGATTTAATTCTAACTGAGAACCTTGTGTAATTCTAGTTACACGAGTATTCGTTATATCGACGAGAGTTTGTATTTCTATAATATCCATAATATACCTATATTATTATTTATAGATAAAAGAAAAGGGAGTTAAAAAACTCCCTTGACTATACTTAATTAAGTATTAAGCTAAAGAACCAGCTGTTAAACCGCTGATATCTGTAACTGTTGTAGAAACACTAGTAGCTAGTGTAACAACATTGTCAATAGCCGCTGTGATGTCTGTATCAGTGTTTAAACTAACATAAGCATTTGCTGACGGGCCATCAATGATAACAACAAATTGATTGTTAGCACGAGTACCAATGTAAACAATACTAGCGATTGTTTCGATAGCACGAATAGCGTTAGAGAAGTTACCTAAAGTAATTGTACCGTCTCCAGCAACTGAATCAGCCGCGCCAACGTTTGTACCTGCAATTTTTAAAATAAGTGGTTGATAACCATAAAAACCTGCTGGTGTAGTAACTGTACCATTTTTTCTTGAAATACCGTATGCCATAATATATTCTCCTTAAATTATATGGACCATTCCGCTCAGGAATGTATTTTGTAAAACTATTTATATAATTCAATAAAAAAATGGAGATTGCTCTCCCTTTTTATTTTTATATAAAATTAAACTAATTAAAATCTTATAGAGATTCTAAAGTGTTCAATTCATATTTTTATAGACACTCTCAATAAGGGTGTATTTCATAATATTATTTATATTTTTCTTAATTTATTATTAATCTTCGTCTTTTATATTGCCATCTATGATCCTAAGATTACGGCTAACTTCTTTGCTATCTCGCAACTTACGGATGCTACGTATAAATTTGCTAGGATCTCCGCCTTTGATCGAGTTAATCATCCTACGCTCTAATTCATAGGCCTGCTCTGGTGGGAAATTTTCTTTGATAAGATGTAATAAATTAATAGCACTATCTATAACGTGCGTAGCACGAGCTTCTATGATAGCTTCCCCATTCTTTTTTTCTGATATAGAATTAAGTTCTTCTAATAGGCTACGGGTTGTTCGTTTCAAGATAGTATCCTTCTTTTTCAATATTTAGTGGTCCTATGCATATTATTATAACAGTTTTATATGGTAAAAGCAAACTTGCAATATTTTCTCTCAGTGTTTATACTGAGATACTAAATACAGTTAGTAGAAACCATTAGTTTTTATTATTTACATACAGGAAAACACACAATGTTTAAAAAAATCATTAACTGGTTTGGTAAAACCAGACTACAAAGCGACTTAGAACGCTTTATTATTAGTAAAAGACCAACAAATTCCGCAGAAGTAGAATTTTGGATAAAACAATACAGCATTAAAAAATACGGAAGTCTACTATGAATGACGAATTATTTGCCGAATTGATTAAATTATTGTCATACATAATGTTGGTGTTAGCATTTGGTCTAACATTAACTATTTTTTTAAAATAAGGACACACACTATGAAAACCATTAAACAATTTTTAAAAACTATGGTAGAAGCTATTGTAGAAGCAAGAAAAGCTCGTGCTGATCAATTAGTGAATAGTTTAAATAATGGAAAATAATTATGTCAGAAATCCTAAAAACTTAGGAAGAACGTGAATACGGTCCTAAATTAGCCATGATTGCTGTTGCAGTAATGATCATTTATTTGTCTATAGCACAATGAGATATATAATCAAAGGCATTACCCAAACGGGTGATGTTTTCCGTCCCAGTGACTGGGCAGATAGATTGTGCTCAGTATTGTCATTATTTGTTCCTAATAATAAACCTAGACCAGTTAACGGTACAAATGTAGTCATTTTTTCTACATTGGTTATGCCTACATTAATTGACGGTGTTAGATCTGTTATAGTAGATAAAAAATTAAATAATCTAGAACCGCTAGCATTAGATTTTGCTCTAAGTTTTGCCAGAGACAATAATTTAGTTGTAGAATATGAAGGAATAAATACTGGTATGATTACTACTAGATTTTTATCCCATAAAGAATACCACTGGTATGCAGACTGGATCAAAGAGCAAGATGAAGATACTCTCAGGTTATTCTTTGGATTACCTGTAAGCGAATATTATATTGATAATTTGGTCAGTGGATTTGTAAAGGATCCAGAAAAACACCATTTCTTGGTAGCAGAAAGAAACGGTATATGGTTAGGGACCGTACATATTGCTACGGTTAGTGACACCGACATAGAATTTGGAATTATTGTCAACTATGCCAACCGTAATCAGGGCATTGCTGATACTATGATGAAAGAAGCCATTCAATGGGCTACTCATCGTAGATATACTCGTTTATATATGCATTGTCTATCTTGGAATAAACCAATTAGACATTTATGCGAAAAATATGGACTAGAAGTTAAAAACTTCACAGATGGTCGAGAAGTAGATAGTGTTTGTAAATTACCGCCTCTAATAGTTACATCCGGTGTTGGAAAAGATTTTTCAATGAAGAATCATAATTTGTATCGTTTAATACTTCAAAATGAACAAGAAATGTTCTCAGGAACATGACTATAAAAATTACAAGAAATGATATAATGTTACTTCGTAAAATCTAATAAAGATATAGGAAATAGTATGACTACAAAGTTTTCACACGTTAAAGGTTCAGAGTTAGAGTTTAAGGGCGGCGGTCTACGCGACTTTTTTCTCTACAAAGACCTAGGAGTAGCAGACGCTACCGACGGGCGTGTTCTAGCACACATTACCAAGGCTAACTTACCTCCAGAAAACTCGGGCGGTACAGGCTGGCACATTCACGTGGCTGAGTTCCAAATCGTTTATATGTTAAAGGGTTGGGCCAAGTTCATGTATGAAGACAAGATCCATTTGGTCGAAGCAGGCGATTGTGTACAGCAACGTCCAGGCATTGTACACTATTTGTACGACTACAGTCCAGACATGGAATATTTAGAAGTTATCATGCCGGCAGATTATGGCACAGAACCTGCCAACGGCCCCTGTGAAATACCTGCACCAACACCGTGGCCTGATAATATAACTCTCGGATACAACTAACATGACTTTGGTATATATACACGGTGCCAGTGCGACCAGCGAAAGTTTTAATTATATTAGAAGCAAACTAGGTATTGGTATAGACATCAATTACGACAGTCGTAATGGATTTGAAAATAACCTGGAAGAAATGAAGGAACAGTTAAAAGGCGTTAACGATATAGCGTTTGTAGCACATAGCCTAGGTGGTATATATTCATTACATATTGCCAACGCCATACCAGAACAAGTCAAAGGTGCGGTTACACTCAGCACACCGTATGGTGGGGCAGAAGTGGCAGAAGTGGCCAAATTCTTTTTACCTTTCAGTCGTTTAATGCGTGACATTGGACCGAACTCGTGGGCCTTTAAGCAAGCAGATAAAATTAAAATTCAGCACCCCTGGACCAATATTGTTACAGTTAAAGGACAAAGTCCTTTTTTGCTAGAACACAATGACGGTGTTGTTACCATTTCAAGTCAAAAGCATCACAAGGATATGGAACTGATAGAAGTTGATTATAATCACTACGAAGTTGTACTAGCCGAGCCAGTAGTTAAAATTATTCGAGAACGAATAAAAAAGTTCAAGAAATAAATTTCATATCACTTTACATATAGTGATTTTATCTATATAATAAATACTTAGACAGCAATAATGCTGTTAAACAGAAACATACACACAAAGGAGAAAAATATGTTTACATTTGAATCAATCGTCGACACCGTTACAGGTGCTCAAACCAAGTTTATAGAAACTTACGTTACAGACAAGAAAGTAAAAGCAGAAGTTGTTAAATTAATTGACGCACAAGCTACTTTCACAAAAACCACTTATAACAATACATTAGAACTGGCTCAATCAGCAGTTAAGAATTTTAATGAGTTAGTTTATTCTAAGAAGGTAGCGTAATCATGTCAGATTTTACACCTAAACTACCAGAAGTTAAATTCAACAAAAACGGTTATGAAATCCGTACAGACATTCTAGCAATGGCCAAGGATCTAGTAGCTGAAGACTTTCACGTTAAATTTCAAGGTTGGGAAATGACCGCTACTCGTGATGAGAAGACTGGTCAAATTGTCAACAAGGTTGAAATGCCAATCTATCCAGGACTTGATAAAGTTCTTGAAACAGCAGAAAAAATGTACGCATTTGTTAATGCTAGTGCTACAAAAAAATAATAATATTAGGGTATAACCCGTAAATGCAGCCTTGGTAGAAATGCCAAGGCTTTTTTAATGACCGTGCTTTTTGCGTCCAGCTTTCATGTTGGCCAACCAGTGGGCCATCCGTGCCTTTTCACCTGTGCTATGTTTAGCTGTATTTCTTAAACTGCTAACACTTGCTTTGGTATTAACGCCACTGCGTTTGGCAAGGCCTTTGCGTCCAGGATTCTTACCATCAGCAAAGTTTTCGTCAAGGTCTTTTTCAATCCAAGTATCAGGTACAAGATTGTGTTTTTTGACAAAATCCTTGTGTAATTTATCTCCGGTAAGATTATAATTATGACAGATCCTCTGCATCATAGCATCTATTTTATCATAATCAAATTTAACTCCACGAGATTTGGCCGATAGCAAAGTTTTTTCTAATGCTTCTACCGCTCCGGGTTTTTCTTGACCTTTGACAGTTTTTGGTTCCATTTTTTTAGATTCTGAAATCACGGGTTTGTTATTTAGATATCTGGGGTATAGTTTATTAAAGTGACGCATCACAACACCAGCCATGGCATGTGCTTGGTTTTCTTGCGGACTACCAGTTGTTCCACTTTCACCATCTAGTTCGTGTTCAGTGTCTTGCTTGTAGTGGCAAAGCTCGTGAGCAATAGTTCTTAGTATATCATTTGGATGTCTGTTCATTAATGCTACGTGCAATGTTTTTTCATCATTAACGTACATTCCAAATGTTGGTTGCTCGATATCGTCAATACGTGCCTGGAATTTCATCTTTGGCAAACTTTTTAGATTTAAATAATGCATAGCCAATGGCAAAAACTTCCTAAACATCTCAACAAAATCTGTGCTTTGTTCAACTGTAATATTTTCAGCAATTGTGGTATTACCTTTTGGTCCAACATAATATGCACGGAAGTCTATGTCAGGAAATTCTGATTTGAGACTTTTGAATACTGTAAGATTACTGCGGCTATCATCATATAAACGAATATGATCATACTTGTTTGTGTCGGCATATTTGCGTACATAGACAGCTTTCTTTTCGGCAGGTATTGCATCACCTGGTAAATTACCAGCACGGTGTACGTGTACTCTACTCATATCAATACCTAAGTCTGTAAATGTTTTTAAGAATGTATCTCTATCATCAAAGTCAGCACGAGCAGTTAACATAATAACTTCACTGTTTGGACTATGTGCTAATATGGTTTTTAATTTATTAATCATTGGTTTAATAGGTTGGCTTTCTCTATTAAACTTTTCAGCATCTCGGAATTCACCAAAATCAAATTCTTCACCTGGTTGTAATTCGTAATTGTTAAATTCTTGATTGGTTAATTCACGAACAGGACGTCCATCCTTCATTACACGTATTTTAGCAGTCGTATGAAGCAATGTGTCATCTATATCAAAGATAACAAGATCTTTTTTTGGTTGGCTAAATTCTTTGGATCGCATTAGTATATTTAGTGCTCACTTCAAACTACCTGGCGTAGTAGTTATGGCAGCAGCCGCCTACACACCCGTAATGATTAACGGTCCTAAGGGTGTTAATACCAGTTTACGCCACTGGAGTGATTGTTACTAAACCGCCGCTGGCAGCCTGTAGTATTGATACAGTACTTGTACTGTCTAATTTAAAATGTTCAGCAGTATTTTGTGGCAACATTAAACTACCTGTAGCAGTTGCTGGTTTTCCAAAATCTACAAATACATTTTGTGTGCTTGCAATTCTTACTTTGATTACATTAAGATTGCCAGCCTGTACAGTATTAGATACTGTAACTGTTTGTGTTGTTGCACTTGCTGTTACGACCACTGTTGGTCCAAGAATTTTTGTTAACATATTATCTCCTTATGGCGGGCCTGTGTTGTCCCTGCACTAGTATTATTTATTATCTCAAATCAAACACTATAATCTCTACCTCTTTGGGATTGGTTATAGTAATTTCTGATTCTTCTGTATAACTTAGCCCATCACCTTCTATTAAATTAATTCCATTTACTGTTACAATACCTGATACAACATATAAGTAATATTGCCTGGTGTTGTTAATAGAAAATGTATAATTTTCAGTAAAAATTCCAGCCAATAATCTAGCATCTTGTTTGATAGGCAGTTTTTCTGTGATGTCACAGAATTTGTTTAATTTATCTTCTCTAGTAAACTGATACCAATCGTGTGTAGGTTCTGTGTTTTCAACGTTAGGTCTAATCCAAAGTTGTAGATAACGGTTTGGTGTTGTTGTAGCATTACCTTCGGTGTGACTAATACCTTGTCCTGCACTCATACGCTGTACAGCACCTGCTGGAATATCTAATACCTTGCCAAAGCTATCAGTATGGCGACATAGACCTTCTACTACATAACCAAATATTTCCATATTCCTGTGCTCGTGCCAAGGAACGTGCCCGTTAGGTTGTACGCGATCATCGTTGATTGTCTTTAGATCGCTGAAGTTTTTGTGTTGAGGATCAAAGTAGCCAGGAAAACTAAAAGTTCTTTTAGAATTTATCCAACTTGTTCTAGGATTTCCTCTAGTACTAGCACAACGATGTAGGATCACATTGTATCTAATACGGCAAAAAGACGTCTAACAAAATCATTAGGATTTGTACTTTTGTTGATAACGTCAACTATATGCGAATCAAAAAAACTTGCAAACTGTGCATCAGTGTATTTGCCGCTGTCCAAGATTTTTTTAGATTTTGTATAGTATGTATCCAGTGTTGCCTGTGGTAAATTTGCAATCAACGAAGATATTTTTTCCATAGGACTGTTATATCCTGGCAACTTGGCAGCATTACTTAAAATGTTATGAATAACACAATTATCTTGTGTACTGTTAATAGTTCCCATTATTTTTTATCCTTGTAAGAAGATTTCCAAGATTTTTCTGCTTGTTTCTGTGTAGCAAATAGTCCAGTAATAGTCATAGCAGTGATCCATAGGGCACTATTAACTACAGATAGTTTATCGTATTTTTTACCGCGTAACATATTTGTGGCATTGTCAAATGACCATTTAAAATATTCGGCTTTGATCGTACCTTTTTGTTTTAGTGCTGGCACAACTACCTTAGGTGCTATAATATGATAACCTTTGTGTAATGCACGACCTATGAAAGTCTTATCTAGGCGTTTTGCACCCCACATGTTTATAGCGGCATATTCTCGCGTGCTCCACAATCCTTGGCTAGTTAATTCAGTAGCCACAACACAGCAACTATCATTGAATGTAATGACTCCTTGATTTGATGTTCCGGAGCCGTTTGAAACTGTATATGTAATAATTGTTTGATTTGGAGGATTAGGGTAACTGTTCTGAGAACTAGTAACTAAGATGTCAGTCCCCGATACTATTGCACCACCACTTCCAGTAACACTGATAATGTTTACACTGTTATATGTTCCTGTTATATAAGATGATAGTCCAACTGAAAATAATGTTTTATCACCTTGTACACTAAGAGTAAAGTCCGAAGCAACTGGAGCCATTCCACTGCCACCACCGCTGGCTCCAGCAGTAATTCCTGCTCCTATTGTAATACCTGATCCAAAATGTATGTTATATGCTACCATTTAATTGCTCCTTGTCTAATATTTATTCAATTTTTTTTGGAAAAAAAGAATGGGATACCTAAAGTACCCCATCCAAATTTAGCCAATCCGTAGTAAAAATCTCTATACAGGACTATAAGGATTTTTGAAGCGGTCATACCCGTCATCTTCAGGATAGACTGGGTAATCATTGGGATTAGTCGTCACTGGCATTTGCTCCACAGCGAGCCCTTTTCGCCTGTGTAAGTTTTCCAAAATCCACACTCCATTCTTTGCCTGGCTGTAGTTCAACTGCTCCGGGAGGAAATGCAAATTGTACACCTGCTGTTTGTTCAATTTGTGTGATTGGCATACGGAACTTGGTTAGGTCATTACCTAGATTAGGATATGGTGCTACGTGTGGGAATGCCCAACCTGCGATTTCTTTAGTTTGATTATTAATAACAATCTTGTAAAAGCCGTGTGGAACAACTACGCCTTTACCAATAGTTTTATCTTGTGCATTGTAAACACCGCCAACATAAACAGTGTATGATTGATTAAGTTGTACAGACCATCCACGCACTGATGTTTCCAATAGTTTCCAGATACCCCTGTTAAGAGATCCAGCTTGTGGACTCATATTGGTCATAAGGAATGATTCATACTCTACTTGTGGATCCCAGCTTAGGTCACCGTCCGGAGCCATATGTCCTTTGTCGTAACCTGTACCAGCATAGTCACCAGGAACAGCACCATTAGGTACAAATTGGTTAGCGGCAAATGCGTTAGTACGAGCAACACAGCCTAGTGCGTTTTGTGGCAATAGTTCGTAAGTTACATATTTTGGTAATTTAGCAGCCGCATCATATCCTACTAGATATGCCTGTTGGCATAATGGTTGTACACCAGCGGTTTGTGGAAAACCGTAGGGTGCGTGTGCCTGACATTGTGCAGGAGGAAATGGAGCACGTTGTGTCCAAGCGTTCGATGCTAGACTTGTAACTGCTAGCAATATAGCAAATAGAATTTTTTTCATAATATACCTTTATAAAGTTGGTATATTATTTATTATTATAAACTGCCGTTTCCGTAGATCTAGACGCCGCCGATGGCAGTGATTGTTATACTGACGCTTTTACAAAACAATTCCCTGCTGTGTTATCCACACAAATATAAGTTACCCACATTGTAGGATGATTACAGAGATAAAATGACGTTCCTCCAACAGCGTTGTTACTGGTTGAAAGTCCGTGATTGTACTGCTGAGTGCCGCCAATATTATTATAAACTATAACATTAACTTGTTTACCTGCGGTATAGTTAGTTAATGTTGCTGTTACAGTTGCGGCGTTTGTATGTAGGTGGATAGTTGTGTCTGTTGAAAAGTCGATAGTAAATGCAGTTGTGATTCCAGAAATAATCCTTGGTGCAGTG